TCACAATTCAACGAATGGGGTGATAGGGATGATAGTTGGCAAGGAATTGATACTCAAACAATTGACTTATGTTGGCAAAGAGAAAACACATTCATAAGATTTGATTTGGCAAATGTTAATTTGGGACTATCCGTCTATGATGTATATTGGTCTGATTATATTGAATTGATATATGATAAGTCCTCAAGAAGATATACGGGTTATTTCATACTATCTGCGGAAGATTTGAATGACTTTAATTTTGATGATGTTATATTTGTTCAAGACACATATTTTTATGTTGAAAAGATATATGATATTGTCATAGGTGATAAGACATCAGTCAAAGTTGATTTGATTAAGTTAATAAATTATACCCCTCCACAAGGTGGATATATACCTCCAGGAAATATTTGGAACGAAGTATCTGATACTTGGAACGGAACAACTTTCGGTTGGGACGACTGATTTTTAAAAATTATATTTATAGATATGGAAAGAGATGTGAAAATATATTTCAAGGTTGATGGTATAGAACAATACATCACCTCACTTGACGAACTACAAGATGTCTTACAAGAGGTTGAAGGGGCTACGGAAGATGCAACCAAAGCAACCAAAGAACTACAAGAACAGGCGGAAGATTTTGATAAGTTTCAACAAAAGTTGGATACTATTGAAGGGGGTGTGAAAGTATTGGCGGGTTCATTTCAGGCTCTTGCGGGGGCTGCAGGTTTGTTGGGTTTGGAAGATAATGAATTCTTCAAAGAACTTGAAGAAAATGTTGTAAGTGTCATCGCTCTTGGTGAAGGTGCAAAAAATATGGCGGAGGGTGTCCGTCTTCTTGCACAAAACCAAAAGTTGGCTACGGCTGCACAAAGGGCGTTCAACTTGGTTGCAAACGCAAACCCCTATGTATTATTGGCAACCGCTGTCATCACATTAACGGGGGCTATTGCTGCGTATGTCGCATTTATGGATGATGAAGCCATACCAACTGAAGAAGAACTTGCACAACAAAGAGAAAAAAATAGAAAGGCCGTTGAAGATGCAGAAGCACAAGAAAAGTTGGCAAAAGAGGCGGAGGACAAACGAATTGGAACATTACAGAAACTCAAAGATGAACTTGATAGGGTAAGAAGTGCGGAAGAAAAGAAGAACGAAACAACTCTTGATGGTGCAATTGCAACAAATGAAGCCTTACTTGCGGAACAACAAAAGGCGTTGGATACGACCAATACATTAATTGAAGCGATGCAATTTAGAACTGATGCGACTGAAGAAAGTTTGCAAAGTTTGATTGACCAAGGCTTGAACCTCACAAAAGAAGAACAGGACTTATATGACTTATATCAACAAAGAAACCAACAACAAGAGTTATTAACACAGACATCAGACCAATTGAATGAAGCGTATATAAGAAGAAATCAGATTATATACGACCAAAATCTTGTTGAAACGGAACAGATTGACCGAATGGATAAGATGGCAACGGGTCTTGAACGAATTAATAATGAACTTGATAAGACAATAGAAAAGAGGGGGTTAATTATCAATCAAGGTGGAAATGTATTCCAACCTATGCAAGATGATTTGGATGATTTTGCAACACAATATTTCAAAGCGTTCAATCAGTTTGCAGAAGAACCTGAAGTATGGCGTGATTTGTTGGTAAGGGACACAACTGCAGCGTTTGGTTTTATGTCTGATATTGCAACCATATTCACCAAAGACGAAGAGTTAAGAGCGAGAAGACAATTCAATATAAATAAGGCGTTGTCATTATCAAATGCGGTTATTAACACCGCTGCGGGTATAACAGACGCACTCGCAAAAGATGGTGTGGCTCCAGGTTCAAGGTTTGTATCTGCGGCTCTTGTGGCGGCTTCAGGGGCTGCACAAATCGCAACTATATTAAGACAACAATATGAAGGCGGACAACAAGATGTTAATCCACAAACACAGGGAGGTTTCAATCCAAATGCGGCAATCAATTATAACTTTGGTCAAGACGCAGGACAAGAAATACAACCTGGACAATTATCAACAGGACAAGAACCCGAACCAATTCAAGCCTATGTGTTGGTAAGTGATGTGAATAATGCACAACAAGCAAATAATCAAATTGAAAATCTTGCAAGATTATGATAGAAGAAAACGAAGAGTTATACTCACTTGAAATAGATATTGACGACGAAGTTATAGATGAAACTGGTATTGAAGTCATTTCCTTTGTGGAAGACCCCGCCGTCCAAATAGATTTCCATTACTTCAGTAAGGAAGAGTTTGTTGAACCAAGAGTTGGTGAAAACGAAGATGAATTTATTGGAAGATGTATGTCATCACTCAAAGGGGAGTTTCCTGACGAAGACCAAAGATATGCGGTATGTAAAAATATGTGGAGCGAGCAATTTTGTGATGGTGATTGTCCTATTGAAGATGATAGTGTGAAGGAATATGTGGATAGTATATTGAAACTTGCGTCATCTGATGAATATGGTATTCAATTGACACCTGATGATGTAATGTTGAACCTTAATTCAACTTCATTTGGTGCAGTAAGTGATTTGATACAAGCGATAAGGGGTCTTGATATACTCAAGAGGTTTTCAATTAAGAAAGACCAAGAGGCGGAAGTATATTGGAAATATACGGGTCGTCCTGCACAGAGAACATTTTGTAAAGGTATGTTGGGACTATCCAAAGCGGGTAAGATATTCACAAGAGAAGAAATAGATAAGATGTCAAGAAAAAGTTGGCAACCCCGTATGGGACCCAGAGGTGCGGCCACATATGACTTATTTAGATTTTGTGGTGGTGTGTCGTGTGTCCATTTTTGGAGTAAGATGTTGGTTTTCAAGAGTGAAACAGGTAAGAAAGTTGTTATTGAAGGAAATCCATCCAATTTTGACGAAGAACAGGCTATGTCATCACAGAACGCAAACTTTCCATCACCATACGGATACATATCCAATAATGCAAGAGTTCAATTATCCAACTTTCAGTTTGCTGTGGATGACGAAAAAAAGGTTGTAGTTGGTGTTGTGATGTTGCCTGGAAAACAAATCAAACGAATTGACGAAGAGGGTAATACCTTTAGTATTATATTCACAGAAGACACTATAAGAAAAATGTCTGAAAAGTTCTTCAAAGATAATGTTCATAACAATACCGACCAAAATCACGACTTCAATATTTCAACTGAAAACACTTTGTTGGAAAGTTGGATAGTTGAAGATGTGGAATACGACAAATCAAGGTTATATGGTTTTGATGTTCCTGTCGGAACTTGGTTGGTGAAATATAAGATTAATGATGATAAGTTATGGTCTGATATTAAGAGTGGAACCCTCAAAGGTTTCTCACTTGCGGGGTCATTCATCAAAAAATTATTGAAGAAAAAGAAGGAAGAAGTGCAGTTTCAACAGATAGTGAATATACTAAAAAATGTTGAAATACCCGATTAAGAAACAAATTATATTTGTTAATAAATAAAATATAAAAATTTATAAAAAATGACAATTGAAGAAGCAATTAGTAAAATCCGTGTGATGTTGGGTAGTCAGGAACAAGACACCAAAACGGAAACGGAATTTGAAAAAGAGCAAGAAGTATCAGTTGAACTTGAAAGTAAAACTTTGGTTGATGGAACTATTGTTGAAACCGAAGGTGCGTTGGAAGTTGGGTCTGTCCTATATGTCCAAACACCTGAAGGTGAAAAGGTTCCTGCACCCGCAGCGATACATCAAACAACTGATGACCTTTTGATTGAAGTGGATGAAAACGGAATTATAATTTCTGTTGAACCATTTGTTCCAGAAGAACAATCAGAAGAGAAGACAGAAGAAAGTTTTGATAGTGAAGCACTATTGGGACAGATTTCTGACTTATTAACACCATTCAAAGAAGAAATTAACTCTTTGAAAGAACAAATTTCCAAGATGGATACAGAGTTTTCTATTTTTAGAGACGAACCCGCTGGAAAGAAAATAACCAACAACTTGGAAGAAAACAAGAAGTTGGATGGTTCATTATACGACGCAAAAATGGCGAAGTTATATGAAATAAGAAAAAATAAATTTAAATAAAAATAGAAATTATGGCTTTTAATATTAGTGCAATTTCAGGTTATATTGATGAAAATTCATATGACCTTATCAGTAAGGCGATTTTAGAAACAGATTTGTCTCCTTACTTTAATGTGAGACCTGGCTTGGAAAGCAAGCAGGTTGATATTCCTGTTATGGAAAATGACTTTGTCGTTCAAGATGGCGATAGTTGTGGCTTCACCGCTTCAGGTGATACGACTTTCAGTCAAATAAATATGAAGATTTCAAACTTGAAGGTCAATATGGAATTTTGTCCTCAAACTTTGAGAGACACTTTCTTAAGTAAGGCTATGTCTTCAGGTGCATTACAAGAGAGTTTGTCTTTTGAAGAGTTGTTGGCAACTGATTTGGTTTCAAGATTGCAAAAGAAGAACGAAGAAATCATCTGTCAAGGTTATGGTTCAAATAATGGTATAGAAGATATTATCACAACTGGTAATGGTGCGGTGACCATCGGAAAATCAACTTGGACATCTTCAAATGCAATTGAAAAAGCAACTGATATGTATTTGGCAATGACAGGCGATACTCAAATGAGAGACGACTTGGTCTTGATTGTATCACCTGCAACATTCAAAACTATCAAGGTTGCTTTGGTTGAACAAAACTTATATCACTTCACACCTCAAATGACAGGTTCTGATGGAACACAAAGATTGTTCATACCTGGTATTGATGTGGAAGTTGCCGCTACAAGTGGATTGTCAAATGCAAACAAAAAATACTTGGGTTCAAGAAGAGACCTATATATGGGCACTTCATTAACAAGTGATTTTGAACAATTTAGATTGTTCTATGACCAAGGTGAAGACACCATAAAAGGAATGTTCCGTTGGAGATTAGGCGTTGCCGTTAATAACATTAATGGTTGGGTATATGAAGCGTAATCAAACCATAAACTATAAATAAAAAAATATAGAAATTATGGCTTGTGAAACTTTGTCAAATGGAATAACCCTTGACTGCAGAGTAGCGGTCGGCGGAATTAAGGAAGTATATGTTGCCGCTTTGACGGGTGGAACAGATGCAATTGTCGGAACTCCAAGTGCGGGTGTTGTTGCAACATTCACCGCAGATGGAACTTCAGTATCGGCGTATGCAGGTTTGGAGGCCTCACCTTTTGTGAAGGTTGAAGTTCCTGTTGAAACTGCATCATTCACCGAAACAGCGACATATTCAAATGAAAACGGGACAGCGTATTATACAAATGTATTGTCGTTTCCTGTGAATACTTTAGATAGTTCAACTCAAGAGTTCTTAAGAGTTGTCGGACAATCAAAAAAGTTATGTGCTTTGGTTCTTGACCAAAATGATACTTACTGGTTCATCGGCAACGACAACGGATGTGTTGCAACATCTTCAACTGGCGGTTCTGGAACAGCGATGACTGATAGGTCAGGTTTTGTTTTGGAATTAACAGGGCTACACACAGACCCCGCTTGGGAGTTTGTTGTCGCATAATCTTTTAAAAGGGGATTATAATCTATGAAAGGGTCGGGTAGTTCCGACCCTTTTTCATTTGCAAAACCCGAAACTTTTATATTTATATTTATAAGAAAACATTATGGTTATTAACTTGCAAAATACCAACGACATCTTGTATTTTAGGGGTTCTTTGACGCCTTATCTTGAATATAGGATGCGTTTGGTCTCAAAATACAATAATAAAGGAATATTGAATGATGCGATTGTATATACTACAAATGATTATTTTCCATTAACAATTGTTGATGATTATGACCTTTGGTATTCCTTTTCAACAGATTTTTCAAACACAGATATTTCCAACTATGATATAGGGGGTTATTATGATTGTATAATTGAAGGGTCAAATGATGGTTCAACTTGGACTGAAATAAATAGAAAACTTGTGAGGGTATTCAACAATTGGACAACCGATGTGTCATATACCTCAAATAACGAAAACAACGAACAATTCACATATTATGGACAATAAATATAATATTCAAACAATACAACTTGAAAGTATAAGAACACCCGAATTTAAAGAAGTAAGGGGTAAAGATTGGATAAGTTTTGGTGGAGACAACAAATTTCCTGATTTGTTGATTGACCTATATAATCAGTCATCAATTCATGCAACTTGTATCAACTCAAAACACGACGCTGTTGTTGGTGAGGGGTTCTCTTTGGTTGGTGATGAAATAATAAATGCGGAAGGTGAGACCTTGAATGAAGTGTTGGATAAGGCCGCACTTGATAAGTTATTATATAACGGAATTTCTCTTAATGTGATATGGAACAGAGCGGGTGATAAGATTGTTGAAATATATCACATACCATTTGATAAGGTAAGGTCGGGACGAATGAACGAAGAAGATAGGGTGGATGAATATTTCTATAGTTCCAATTGGTCAAACACAAGAAAGTTTCCACCTGTGAGGTATGCGGCGTTTTCTTTGACAGATAATAAGGGGGACAATTCATCACAGATTTTTTATTCATTTGATTATACTCCAGGAAACTTCACATATCCACTTCCATCATATCAAGCCGCATTAAACGACATTCAATTGGATGGTCGTATTTCAGTATATCATAATTCAAACTTATCTAATGGAATATCGGCGGGTATGATAATCACCTTTACTCAAGGTTCTCCGTCTGAAGAAGAACAAAGAGTGTTATATAAGGACTTGACTGAAACCTTTTCAGGTGAAGAAAACGCAGGACGACTATTTTTAAATTTTGCAGATGGTGCAGAAAACAGACCTATTATAGAAAATCTTCCAAGTGTGAATGATGATTATTATTTGTTGGTTAATGACCGAATAGTATCAAATGTGATGACATCGCACCGCATCAGTTCTCCACTTCTTTTGGGTATTAAAGTGGAAGGGGGTATGGGACTTGGAAACAATTCAGAGGAAATAGAGACCGCATACACACACTTTCTTTCTTCGGTGATACAACCTATCCAAAGGTCTTTAGAAAAGTCATTTTCAAGGGTCTTAAGACCTTTTGGATACAATATCAAGTTGGAAATACTTCCAAACAAACTTGATTTCAATAAAAGTATAGATGAAACAAATCAGTTATGAGTTATACATTATTTATATCACCCGCCCGTGTGAAGAAATTAACGGGTATATACGAAGTTTTCTATGATGAAGATATTGCTCCATATGTTCTTCAAGCACAAGACATCTATGTTCAAGAGAAGTTGGGGACAACTTTCTATCAAAGTTTGAAGACAAAGGTATTAAGTGGAACGACATCAAGTTATGAACAGGTGTTATTGAATGAATATATTGCACCTATGTTGGCACAATTCGCAGTATATTTGGCTCTTCCACATATCCACTACAAAATTAAGAACAAATCAGTTTTGAATGGAACAAGTGAAGATGGAACACCTGCAACTTTGGGGGACATTAAATACCTCAAAGCACAAACCCTTGATACTGCACAATTTTATGGTGAAAGGATGCGTGAATACTTAAGAGCGAATGATGAACACTTTGATGACTATAGAAATTGGGACGAAGATTATATGGCACCAAATAAATTCAACACCTATTCACAAGGAATATATATACCAAAACCATATGGTTGTGGAATATATGGAACCAAAGATGATAATGGTATAAGTAAGACAATAGATATATTATAAGATGGGCACAACACTTTTTGGAAAACAGATTAATCAGACATATGATGGTTTGATTAAGACAACAGATAATGACCCTATAACAAGTGAAAAGAAATTAACTGATGGTTTGGGTAATGAAATACCTATGTTTGTTTCACAATCAGGGGTCAAATTCACGGGGGTAGTTAATCTTGCGGGTGTCACCAGTTATGTCGGTGCGCCGTGGGCAACATCCGCACAACTTGCAACTCTTCAAGGTGAGGTTGATACAAATACTGCGGACATATTAACCATATCAGGTGATGTTATAACAAACGCAACAAATATTGGAAACGAAGAAACTGCACGAATAAATGCGGATAGTGTTCTTCAAGGTTATATTGACGACTTGGAAGCGGGTGTTGGTAATGTGATTTCAGTTAATAGTTTGGATGGAGGTATAACACTATCAGGTGGAACGAATGTAAGTATCACAGACAACGGAACAGACACTATAACAATATCTGCATCAGGCGGAGGGGGAGGTGGAGCCGTGGATGATGTGAATGGTTTGACAGGTAGTATAACCTTATCATCAACGGATTTGGATTATTTGACTATAACTGAAGTCGGTAATGATATTCAATTTGAAGTTCTTGAACAAAGAACAATAACTGAAGATGTGAAAAATACAACTACGGGGACACTTTCAAAAGGAACACCCGTTCATATCACAGGTTCAACAGGAAACGAAGCCGAAGTTATTCCAGCAAACGCATCCACAGGACTTGCTGCACACTTGGTTCTTGACCAAGATTTGAATGCGGGACAAACAGGTAAGGCGGTTGCTGTTGGTTTCATTAATAATGTCTTTGTTGCCAATATGACAAACTTCCAACCTGGTCAAGAAGTATATCTTGCACCATCAGGGGGTTTCACACATATCAGACCAACAGGGACAAACATAGTTCAATATCTTGGTGTTGTTGTCAAGGCTTCGGGGACATCAGGCCCTGGTACAATATCAGGTATAATACAAAATTTGGGTGTTGAAAATGAACTTCCAAATCTTCAACAAAATTATATATGGTTGGGTGATAGTAATGGAGTTCCTCAAGCGGTTGATTTTGCACCTTATACGGGGGGGACAGGAAGTGGAGTAAGTTCTTTGAACACATTAACGGGTGGATTAACACTATCAGGTGGAACTGATATAACTATAACAGACAACGGAACAGATACTATCACAATCACTTCAACAGCAAGTGGAGGGGGTATATCTTGGAATGGTTCAACTGCGAATGGTATTGCGACATATGGTTCATCAACAACCGCAGATGTTGAAAGTAATTTGACTTTTGATGGTTCAACCAATTTATTAACCTTATCAGGTGATTTTTCATATAACGGAGGTTTGTTGCCACAGGTTCCAACGGGGACTGATTATACGGGTGAAATATCACCAAGGCTTGGTTCATCATTAACTATAGGTAAAGTATATTATATGAACTCAAGTGGAACTTGGGTAGTGGCGGACAACACAGCGGAAGCGACAACACTTCCTATGTTGGGAGTTGCTATATCAACAACAGAGGTATTAATTTATGGATATATAGCAAATGCTGCATACGCAGGTTATACAACAGGAACACCAATATACTTGGACGCTGGAGGGGGTATAACAAATGTAAGACCGACAACATCAACTCACTTCATAAGAAAACTTGGTTTCTGTTATGATGGTTCAACAAGGGTTATACATTTCAATCCATCAAACGAATATTATGAAATTGCATAATGGCTATAGATAAGATTAACGGAGAAAACAATTCCTTTTATGATAGTATTAATGGTGCATTATTGGCAACCATTGCAAAAATAAATGGAGAAAGTTTAGGGGCTCCTCCTCCACCATCTACGAATATCACATTTGATGATTTGACCTATAGTTGTTTTCCAAACCCGACTTGGGACAATACAAACCCTTTGGATTTTGATTTGCCATCAACCATTAAATTGAATGATTTGGTATTTTTATTTGTGCAAACTGACGCACCTTTTTCAGGTGATAATATATTAACACCTGCGGGTTGGACTAAAGAGTTTGGATGGTATGGAACAACAAGTGATAATGCGGGATACTTATTTTGGAAATTAATGGACGCTACGGATGTTTCAACGGGTGTTGCAAAAGTATATGCAACAGGTTCATATAACAGAGACGGACAAGCGTGGAGTTGGATAGGGGGTAATGTGGCAACATATCAACCTGTTGAAGTTGGAGTATGGACAGAAAGTGTTGGTATATCCAAAACAATTGCAGGTATAACACCAACCTTTGATGGATTGGCTGTTGGATTTTGGGGTTTTGACGGGGGTGATGGAGAACCAACTACAATAACCGCAGGATGGACAAAGGAAGCGGAACAAGAGTGTGATGGAACTTCATCAGGAACCTTTGGAGGTTTTGCATCTTTGCCAACAACAAATGGTGTTCCAACGGGTGATTTGGTCGTGACCGCATTAGTAAGTGATGGTTGGGGGGGTGTTATTGCAAATCTAAAGCAGTCCTCTTTTAATACTACAAATTTAATACACAGATACACACCAGCAAATTATTCGGGGACTGGTGATTTGTTAGATGAAGCGGGGACAAATGACTTAAGACCTTATGGCCCCAGTTATGTATCTTCATCACCTGCACACTTTTCTTATGATGGTATAAATGATTATATGGCCGCATCACCTATTACTTATAATGCAACTGATATAGCGTTTGGTGTTTGGATATATTTTGATGATGCAACAGGTCTTCAAGTTGTTGGTGGATTATGGGATGAAACAACTTTGGATGGATTTATAATATTTGTAAATACAAATATATTATGGTATAGATACAAAGAGCCAGGTGGAACATTTGCGAATGTCAATACAGGTATAACACCCGTCGCAGGAAAATGGTATTATATGTGTTTCTCTTATGCGGCTTCAACAACATATATAAATGGATGGTTGGGTGATGACACAGGGTTCCAACAAATATTAACCGATGTTAATACCGGTATTGCTGCAACAACAGCCAATTTATATCCAGGTATAGGTGGAAGTGCGTATCCATTAAAGGGTGATAGTGGAAATTTCCATATATATACTCAAAATGTAGGCGATGCCAAATGGCTTGCGCAATGGACTAATCAACGAAAATATTATAACTACTGATGAAATATTATAAGACATATCTATCAAGTGAATATGACAATCTTGATTTGACACTATTTGAACATAACATAAGATGGTCAAATGATAGAAGTGAATTTATTGTGGAGTTCTTATCACCTCCACACGGAAATACAATAACATTAACTCACCAAGAGGCTTTGTTATTAATGAACACAGATAAGTGGAAACCAATAAATACTGAATTAAATTAAATATTATGACAGAAAAATTTGAAGGTCTTTTCAGACACATACTCACATTTTTTGGGGGGTATTTCATCACCAAAGGTTGGTTGGATGAACAAACATTAACAGAGTTGATTGGAGCAATCATAACACTCACAGGTTTTGTGTGGAGTTGGAAAACAAAAAAAGATAGTAATGGGAATGACGAAACGAATTCTTGAAAAAGAACAGATGGAAAATAAGGGGGTAAGAAAGAAAGATATTGACTTCCTCAAGGGTGAGATACATAGATTGAACGAAAAGGTCAAGGCACTATGTGAAAACCCGAAACAGGTTATATCATAAGTTATACTTACGGGCAAACTGAATATGAATAGGTTCATCATCCGTATATCCAATACTCTTAAAAAAGTTTGCGACCGCATCTTTTTCCTCTTGGGTTATTGGTAGTTCTTTCATATAATGATTTTCTCTTTCTCTTGAATGTGGAAATTTTATTTTGTGTTTTGTCATACCCGAAAATATAAAAATTATATTTTTGATTGTAGTATGTTGCTATTTTAGTGCAATAGTTTATTTTTGGTTCTCACCCTGAAGTTTCTCCTATTTCTTCAGGGTGAGTTTTTTTATACCATTTGTCATAGTTTTGTCATATTCATTACTTTATTTTACTTTTTAATACTTTTTGTATATTTATAGATGTGAGACAATCACATTAACTTTCTAAAAACCAAAAAAATGAAAGACAAAAAAACTATTCACATTCCGACAGGGTTGCACGAGGAATTCAAAAAAGAGTGCAAGAAAAGAGGTTTGGTATTACAATACCATATGGAGCGTATGATAATCAGACAACTTGATGAATGGATTATTGAAGAGCGTGATAATCAACAATACGGACAAGGGTTATGAAAAGAGAAGAGTATATCATCTATAAGGATTGGGGGTTTGGTGATGTATATATGAACTTAATATATTCATACATCAAAGGGTTTCCAAAGGACGCCGCATGTTATGTATCAAACGAGAAACTATCAAGTTTGATGGGCTGTTCCATAATGACCATAAAAAGAAAAATCAGAGAGTTGGAAGAAGGGGGGTATATCAGAAGAAATCTTACTCAAAACAGACAGATAAGATACTTGAATATCACCAAGAAGAAACCTCAAAGATTTGAAATTAACGGGGAACAAATCATATAAAAAAGGGGGGACATTAAGTATCCACCCGTAGTATCAAATTGTTCCACAATATTATATTAATAATATATAGATAAAAAAATAAAAATAAAAAGATGAAAATGATTGAACTTTGTGTGAATGGAATATCCAAATTTGTTCCGTTTCACTACACAAATTTTTCCATTCACAAGTCCAATCTTAAAAAGAAAAAAAACCAAACAAAATGAATTATGATAATTTACTATTAAAAGTGATACTTGAAGAAGGGGGTTTCTTCAAGAGGTATTCATCACAGATTAAAAAACTCCAATTGGACAACAAACATTTCAACTTCTTGTTGAATATCATCAAAGAACACTATGACGAATATAAGGTTGTTCCTGATTATGACATACTCAAAATTAAACTCACAGAGGAACTATCCAACGAACAGATGGTGAAGGTATTAACCGACACCATTACATTTCAAATAGAAGAACGCAAAATAAGTGAGGGGGACATTAAGTATATCAAAGACAACTTGGTTCAACGAATACAAAATAGTATGATTAAACAAGCGATGAATAATTTGGATAAGGGTAAGACAGATGGACTACATAACGACCTCAAGGAAATAGAAAAGGTTTCATCTTCAACTGAAGAGTATGAAATCAAAATGTTGTGGGACTATGATGAACAATTGGAAAGAGAAGTTATTCCAACGAATATACCTATGGTGGATGAAAACGGCGGCGTAGGAAGGGGAGAAATAGGAATATTACTCGCTCCAACAGGTGTTGGTAAGTCAGTATTTCTTTCATACTTGGCAAACAATTTTATGTTGGGGGGTTCAAAGGTTCTCCATATTGTATTTGAGGGGGCAACAAACGACTATATCCGTCTCCATAGGGTCAAGTTAGGCAACCCGTCAAATGATATGTTAAAGAGGGGGAAAACGACCTCAAACCTGAAGGTAGTTAAGATGCACTCGGGCAAGACAAACTTGTATGATATACAGGACTTATTGGACAGGTTCAAAGATGAGGGGTTTGTTCCTGATGTGATATGTCTTGACTATCTTGATTTGATTGCACCAACCAAAGTGAAGAAAGAAAGTTGGATGTCTGAAATTAATACTTCCAACGAACTTGAAGAGTTTTGCTGGAGAAACCATATTGTATTTTGGACGGCGGTTCAAACCAACAGGTCTGGTCTTAATAATGAAATACCAACACTTGGACAGATTGCTGGTAGTGTCTCCAAAGCACAGAAGGCTTCTATGATACTTGGACTATCAAGGAACAATCTTCAGATTGAAGACAACACCGCAGATGTTGCAATCATCAAGAACAGATATGGTAAGACAGCAACAGCAAACAATTGTCTGTGGAACCCCGACGAAATGAAAATAAATATAACACCAAATGAAAATATAATACTCGGATGATGGACGAAGAAACACTACGAAGAGAACAACTTCCACTTAATATGTGGTTTGATGTTTGGAGGTATAAGACAGAAAGAGAAAGGAAACTTCAACTTATTAAAGAAAAGTATAATAAGATTAATAGGGACAAATTATAATAAAAAAGGCACGAAAAGTGCCTTTTTTATATTTAATAGATATTTATATATTATGGAACATATAGTTGAATTATTATTAACAACCGCACTTCCAACCATAATTGGTTTTGTTGTCGGTCATTATAAGAGAAACAGGGACAACGAAGCGTTGTATATACAAAATCTTAATGCGGCTATGGAAGCCTATAACAAATTGTTTGAAGACCTCACAAAGAGGTATGATGAAGAAATAGTCCAATTGACCAAAAAGTTGGACTTATATGAACAAACTATTGAAGAACTAAAGCACAAAATAAGAGAACTTGAAAACGATAGAGACATATTATGACCAACTTAAGGAAATAACAAAGAACATAACAAGAAACGAATACCCTGATATATTTGAGGACTTTTTCCACGATTGTATTATAATGTTAATGGAACATCCAAAGTATCAGGAACTTCTTGATAATGATGAAATCAAATTCTTCTATACAAGAATTGTTATAAATAACTGGAGAAGCAAAACTTCACCAACACATAAAAAATATAGAAAAATGAAAACAACCGAAATAACGGACTACAACTACACAGATGATACGGACTATGACTATGACAAAGATATGTTAATAGAACGGACTATAATGGCTTTGGATAGTATGTTAATGTCCGAGAACGAAAGACACAGAGAACTTGCAATCATAATCATACAATATTATTCAAATGGTGAGAACTTCACCAAACTTGGAAAGTTGATTAACCAAGATAGAAGTATGTTGGGTAAGAAATTTAAAAGAGGTATTAACATACTCAAAGAAGAGTATATGGATGAAAATGATTTCATTATACCAAAGAACATATCCAAGAAGATAATTGAGGCTGGGTTATTGAAACACACAGAACCAAAGGAAACCTTTGAGGACTGGGTATTAAATAACAGAGTGAAGTTCTTTAATCCAAAGATGTTCAACGCAGAAGAGAAACGAAAGATATATAACGAATATAACACGACATATAATGTGAATGATATACCGGGAAAATGTGGAGCGTGTTTCTATAAGAGGGTCAGTCATTACAGAGAAATGTATTTTGAAAACGCAAAAAAATAAAAATTATATTTACTTGAAGACAACAAATTGATACAAGTCATGCCAAGAGGAAGAAAAGGACATACAAACAATCCAAACGGAAGACCGAAGGGTGTTCCAAATAAGACGACAAAAGAAATCCGTGAAGCGTTTCAGATGTTGATTGAAAGTTCCTTGCCTGATATTCAAGATTGGTTGAAACAAGTGGCAAAAGACAACCCCGACAAAGCACTACAAATTGTGGAAAGATATGCGGACTACATACTTCCGAAACTACAAAGGACGGAATTAAACGGGGGAGAAAACACCCCCCTCAAAAAAGTGATATTTGATTTTGGAACAGAAAATAATAGGAATAACACCGACGAAGAAACAGACGGAAATAATTGATGGTATAAAAAGTCCATCAAAGTATCACATAGTTTCAATTGGAAGACAGACAGGTAAGTCATTACTGGCTATGAACCTTGTCTTATTTTGGGGTATTAACAATCCAAACTCCAATATACTATGGATAAGTCCAGTATATTCACAGACAACCAAAGTCCAAAAAGAGTTGTTCAAAGCAATTGTGGATACAAATCTTGTGGAGACCTGCAATTATAGTGAGAACTTTATAACACTAAAAAATGGAACTGAAATACTATTCAGGTCTGGTGAAAGGTATGACAACATCAGGGGTCTTACAATTGATTATTGTATCTTGGATGAAGCGGCGTTCTTGAAAGAAGAAGTATGGACTGAAGCCGTAAGACCAACACTATTGGTCAAAGGTAAGAAGGTGTTATTCCTATCCACCCCGAAAGGTAAGAACTGGTTCTATGAATTATATATGCGGGGACTATCAAGTGAGTTTGATGAATACCAATCATATAAGGGGAGTTCATTTGACAACCCCTTTGCCAATCACAAAGAAATAGAAGATGCAAGAAAGACACTTCCACCAAATGTTTTCAGACAAGAGTATCTTGCCGAGTTCATAGATGATGGAGGCGAAGTGTTTTCAAACATCAATAACATAACATATGATGAATACCCCTCACCAAAGGGTAAGGTGTTTGGAGGTATTGACTTGGGACGACAGGTTGATTATTCGGTATTGACCATAATGGATGAAGGGGGTAATGTAGTGGAAATGTATAGGTCAAATAAAAAAGAGTGGAGTATCATAGTGGATGATATGGTGAAGATACTTAAGAAGTATGATGCATTCACATATGTGGAGGTCAATAGTATAGGTGATGTGATATATGAACAACTGAAGAAGAAGTATAATAGATTGTATCCATTCAAGACGACATCATCATCCAAACAGGAAGTCATAGAAGGTTTGATATTGGACATTAATGAAGGAAACATACATATACCCTCCAAAGAGTTATTCACCCCCTTATACGAAGAGTTGGGGGTCTTCACATATGAATACTCACCAAAGACAAGAAATGTCAAATACTCAAGTCCAACAGGTTTTCACGACGACTGCGTTATGTCCTTGGCGTTTGCAAACTATTCAAGAAAACAAAATAAATTCAAGGGGTCATATAACTACATAACAAGATGATATTAAGTGTTGAAGGTAAGGACTACAAAGTTCCACAATATTTGACTATTGACAAATGGTGTCAGTTGCAAAGATGGATAGGACACGAATTCAATAATGAACGAATTATCAGTATCGCTTTGGATATGGATATTCAAGATGTATTGAAACTTCCTGATAAGATAGTGGAAACTTGTATGTTCCTATTAACCAATATGATGTTCTATAAGGACAAGACCCCTATTGGTGATATGATTGATTTCAATAGTATGACCATAGGTCAGTTCATAGATTTGGAGGTATATATTGCGGGACACATACATAACCATATGGAACCTGTTGTGGAGTTATTATGGCAAGGGGTGGAGTATGACCCCGACTTTTCTTCACATCAAATATGGTTTGGTTTGACCAAATATTTCAACTTTCGGAAAACTATATTTAATAAATATAAGTCCTTATTCGGTTTGGACAGAAAACAAAAAGATAATGAAGAAATACATACAAATACTCAATCAGATGTTGCTCGGTCTTGGTATAGATTGCTCCTTATACTATCAGGTAATGATTTCCTCAAAATGGATGAAGCGTCTGACAAACCCCTTATCGCGTCTCTTAATTATTTGGCGTATGATAAAGACCAGAAAACAGAAGAACTAAATAGATTGAAAAAGATGAAGAAATGACATATCAAGAGTTAATAAATACAATAAGTGCAACTTGTCTTAATCACAAGTTTGTGGAAAGTTTTGGGGTTGGAAAACTCACGGATATTAATATGGGCGAAGATAGTCCATCTGTGAAGTATCCACACCTTTTCTTAATACCGAATAACTTACTTTCAACGAAACAGAGTTCAACACTTAATTTCCAATTGATTGCGATGACCAAGACATATGAAAATATGAATGACTACATCACATCACAAAGTGAAATGACGACCATACTTCACGAAATAGTGTCATTACTTGACAACTATAATGATGACTTTGTTTTGAGTGATAGTTTCACCATAACCCCTTTCTCTGAAAGTTATAAAGATGTATTGGTTGGTTCAACACTATCATCATCCATCAAATTTAAATACCCCTTTGACAAATGTAATGCACCAACAACGGGACTTCCTATCACCCCCTCTGATTGTCCAACGACTTTGGTTATAGATGGTGATGGTTCTGACCATTATGTGGAAGCGGGGGGTTCATATGAATGTCTTCCTGCAACTGCAAAATCAGGGGTGTTCTATCAAAGACAAATACCTTGGGACGGAAACGACCCTGGTATTGTTGGTTCGGTATTTTGGCACATAGGACAAGGAACATATGATTATACCCCTCCAACGAACCCTTTAAATATCGCATTAAAGGCAAATGGATATGAAGGTAATGATGCAAGATGTTTGTTGCAACAGAAAAATAGATTTGATAATTTCTTTAGATTTACAAATGATGTTGGACAACAATTTATTGAAGATTTTGATAGAAACCCCGCAAATACAAGCACTTATCCAAGTCTATGTATAGATAATTTGACTGGACTTATGTATTTTACTGAACCATATAATCCAGACATATATAGCACTTTAGTTGAAGCAATTGATTATGCAAATAACTTCAGTTATGGAGGTTTTGATGATTGGAGGTTGGCGGATGTTGGTGAATATTTAGATGCAGTAAGTTATAGTGATTGGACTAACTCTTATGGTGGAGTATATGCACCATTTGTTGATACAAGAGTAAGACAATATGGAGGGGGTATGTGGCTTGGTTCATTCACCAAAGATAATCAATACATCTATGTGAAGACAAATGGTGGAACAATATCACTCACCACTTCAACTACGGCGGGATATAGAAATAAATTGATGGTGAGAAATTTTTATGAATAATGGAAGAAGAAGGTTTGGATGAATTGATGAATGAACTTCTCAAAGAAGCGGAGTATTATGACAAGGACATAGATGCAAGGTTCTTTGATTTGGCTCGCGAAATTAAGGACGACTTGAGAAGGGGCAACTTCAAAGATAGAACAGGAAACCTCCGTCGTAGTATGGAGGTATATTATGTTGAAGACAAAGATGAAAACGCAATTGCTATTGAAATGTTGCGTTATGGATACTTTGTGTCATTTGGTGTTAATGGTTTCAAATACAAAGTTGGAATACCCCTCACCGAAGAAGTCCAAGCGGGTTTTGGAACAGACCCCTATACAAGACCGAACTATAAATTTGGTAATGCATCAAGTCCTGTTGTTGTTCCTGGAATAAGACCCCGAAGGTTCTATCCATTAAACATAGAAGAACGAATAATAGAAATTTTAAATAGAGACGAATAATGGCAAGTATAATTCAAACAAACACACCAAGTATATACAACTTATCATATGGTCATAATGTTCATAGTTTTTATGACAACGACACAGATGGTTATAGGTTTGTATCAAGGGTGTTCAACTCTGTTGATGACACACTTAAGGCGGATGTGAGACAACTTCCAAACCTTGCGGGGTATGCACACTTTGATGTTCAAAACATATTGAAGACATATACCAAGTCATCACCAAATTTGGAGGAAATAACAAAACTTCAAAGCGCACAAAACGAATGTTTTCAATATTATATTAACTATGGTGCATATGACGGGACATCCATCATAGCGACAGGAAACACAACTGATTATGTTGTCTTCAACGGAAGAAAGAACTTTGATGAACTTGATTGGGACTATACCCCCTATGTTGCATTTGGCAAAACTTCAGCATCACCTGTTGGAGACGCATTAACTATTGATGATAAGATGATTGCTATGACAGACAGAACTCCAAACCAAACATTATTGGGGTCTGATATAACGGATGGAAAACCCTCAAGGTTGTCCAATAGTGATACTTGTTATGTATATGATATATGGTCTCACCAAGATTATACCTTGTCATATATTAACGGGGTTGTAGCAAGTCCAGGTGAAACACTTCCAACATTCACAAATGGTATTAATGGTTTCTTCATCGCAGCGTATGACGGAAATACTGAAATATTAAACACATCAATAGAAAACATTATATCAAATGGAGGGGGACAAGATACTGCACCAGGTGATGAAATACAACCAACGGGTGGATATAACGGAGTATCCATACAAACGGGTATAAGAAATTCATTATTAAACGGACAGACATATACGCATATGTATATTTGTCCTTGGGCTTGGTTGAATGGTTATTCACCAACAACTCTTGGTGTTGTGGAACTTGGTGATTGGTATAGGTTTGAATTTAATGACCCCTCCGAATGTAATGACTTTGACCCTATTGAAGTGTCTTGGTTGAATTCATTTGGTTTCAGGGACTATTTTGTATTCCAAAAGAGAAAAGATTATAGTATTAATATAACAAGGGACACATACCAAAAGGTGAATGGAACTTGGAGTGAAGCAACTTTTGGTGTTAATCAATACGACAGGGGTGAGGCTGTGTTTTCACAACTTCTTGAAGAGAACTATACTATCAATACAAGATACTTAAAAGACGACGAAGCAACCTTTTTAAAGAACTTATTTATATCACCTGATGTCAGGGTTCGCTTCTATGGTGATACTGATTGGACACCTGTCGTATTGACCTCAAACACTTGGAATGAAAGAACCTTTAGAAAAGATAGATTGTTCCAAAACACAATAACATTCAAAACATCAAATAAATTAAATATACAAAGAGGGGTATGATACAAATAGAAATAGAAGGGGTGTTCTTGGACTTATACGACCTTGACCCTCCAAAATTAACATTAAGTATTGAAGATATATTAACAACTCAAACGACGACCCCTTATACCAAAGAGTTCCGTGTTCCTGCATCAAACAACAATACCGAACTATTCAAAGATTTGTTTGAGGTTAATGGTTATGACTTTGATGTCTCACAAGAAAGACCTGCAACCATCTTATATAATGGACAAGAGTTTGTGAGGGGTGAAATACGAATTAACAATATCTATAAAAATCATAGAACCAATAAGTTTGACTATGGTTTGATTTTTATTGGTGCGATAAGGGACTTCTCAAATAACTTGGGTGAAACCCCCCTATGTGATTTGGACTTCTCTGATTGCGGACACGCTTTGACAAAAGCCAATATTGAAACAAGTTGGAACGCATACCCTGAAGGGGGTCTTAATGATGGATTATTCAACGGATGTGTTCTATATCCACTTGTTGATTTTGGAAACACCTATGACAGCAATATTGACCCTATTGAAGGTGTTATACAAAACGGGGGGACATATGGTTTCACATCATCTTCAAATGCAATTGAATTAACTTATTTCAGACCTTGTGTGAGGGCAAAAGATATTATAGATAAGATATTTGCAAACGCGGGTTATACATATACTTCAAATTTTCTTGAAACAAGTCTTTTCAGACATTTGTATGTTGGCGCTTGGGGTGATGATAATGAATTTGAGTTGAACCCCTCTTTTTATGCGTATCCAAATACAATAGAACCAATTTATACATCAACAGGTGAATTTGTTGTTAATATTGATGAAGCAACAAATAACACAAATGATTGGAACTTCATAACCAATAGATATGTCGTTCCACAAACGGGAGTATATGATATATTTGGACTTATATTAACAAATAATTTTTGGATTGACCCTCAAGACCCAGGGCCGAAATCTGTTGAATGGACAACAAGATTGTATATTGCAGGAAACCCGACACCTATTGCCACAAATGTTCAAACTATTGAAAGTGATGGAAACGCTTCAACAATTGGTATAACAAATGTGAGTGTTAATGATTATTCATTCACGGCGGGTGAAGAACTATATATCACATTAGAAGCAACCAACTCTTCAGATTGGGGTGGTAGTGATTTGCTTCCAAGTTATGGTAGTTCATTACAAACAAAGTTTGGAGTAAGATTTGAACCATCTTATAATGTCGGAGCGGGGTTAAGTTGTGAGTATTCACAGATACAATTTATAAGAGACATATTAACCAAATTTAGATTGGTTATGGTTCCTGATAAGTTTGACCCCTTAAACTTAATTATAGAACCCTGGAAGGACTATATTGGTTCGGGACAAGTATTGGATTGGACAGAGAAATTGGACTTAAATAAGGACATCCAATTGAAAGCGTTATTTCTTGAACAGAAAAGTGAAATTGACTTTTTAGATAAGGAAGGTAAGGACTTTTTAAACGCAGAAAATGTTAATGCGTTTGACGAAGTATATGGAACACTCAAGGTAAGACCAAACAATAAATTATTGGAAGGTGATAGGGAAATCAAGACGGAGTTTGTTCCTGCAATTGTAAGACAGATAGATGGTTCATTTGAGGGGACTGCAGGTATGGACAATACAATCATACCTCAAATATATAACCCCGAAGTTGAACAAGATACTTCAGGGACAGCAAAACTTAAGAAAAGTCCTGTTGTTCCAGGTGTGAGGTTATTTTGGTATGATGGTTTGAAACATACGGGGACACTTGCGGCAAGAGACAGGGCTTGGTATATGAAAGACACATCAACTAACTATAGTTTCACAAAGTTTCCTATGATTTCACAATTCAACGAATGGGGTGATAGGGATGATAGTTGGCAAGGTGTTGATACTCAAACAATTGACTTATGTTGGCAAAGAGAAAACACATTCATAAGATTTGATTTGGCAAATGTTAATTTGGGACTATCCGTGTATGATGTATATTGGTCTGATTATATTGAATTGATATATGATAAGTCCTCAAGAAGATATACGGGTTATTTCATACTATCTGCGGAAGATTTGAATGA